CCGAGTTAATTGGTAGAACATGGAATCTAAGACATGATCTAGCTGGAACTGTAGGTAGAGTATGGAATCTAAGACATGATATTGCTGAATTTATTGGAAGAACATGGAATCTTAGACATGATATTAAGACCTCAATAGGTAGAGTATGGAATCTAAGACACAATATAAAGACCTTGATAGGTAGAACATGGAATCTTAGACACCAAGTAATTGCATTTGCTACAAGAGTATGGAATATTAGACATGATATATCTGAGTTCATAGGTAGAACATGGAACATACGACATGATATTAAGACTTCAATAGGTAGAGTATGGAATCTAAGACACGATATAAAGACCTCGATTGGTAGAACATGGAATCTTAGACATGATATTGCTGAGTTTGTTGGTAGAGTATGGAATATAAGACACGATCTAGCTGGAACTGTAGGTAGAGTATGGAATATAAGACATGATATTGCTGAGTTCATTTCACAAACATGGAACATTAGACATGACATTAAGACATCTATTGGAAGAGTATGGAATATTAGACATGATATTGCCGAGTTCATAGGTCGTGTATGGAATCTTAGACATGATTTGGCTGGTACTGTTGGTAGAGTATGGAATCTTAGACATGATTTGAGTGCTTTCATTGGAAGAACATGGAATATAAGACATGACATAGGTGAATTTATTGGAAGAACTTGGAATATAAGACATGATATAGCAGAGTTCATTAATCGTACATGGAATCTAAGACATGACTTATCTGCTTTCATAGGTAGAGTATGGAATATACGACATGACTTATCTGCTTTCATTGGTAGAGTATGGAATATACGACACGACATAGGTGAGTTCATTAATCGTACATGGAACATACGACATGATATATCTGACTTTATTGGAAGAGTATGGAATATAAGACATAACATATCTGAGTTAATTGGCAGAGTATGGAATCTAAGACATGACATTTCTGACTTCATTGGAAGAACATGGAACTTACGACATGATATAGCAGAGTTCATTAATCGTACATGGAATATACGACATGATATAAAGACTGCAATAGGTAGAACATGGAATCTAAGACATGACTTATCTGCTTTCATTGGTAGAGTGTGGAATATTAGACACGACATAGGTGAGTTCATTAACAGAACATGGAATCTTAGACATGATTTGGCTGGTACTGTTGGTAGAGTATGGAATCTAAGACATGACATAAGTGATTTCATTAGCAGAACATGGAATCTAAGACATGACATAGGAGAGTTTATTGGAAGAACATGGAACTTACGACATGATATAGCAGAGTTCATTAATCGTACATGGAATCTAAGACATGATATATCTGACTTTATTGGAAGAGTATGGAATATAAGACATGACATATCTGAGTTAATTGGCAGAGTATGGAATCTAAGACATGACATTTCTGACTTCATTGGAAGAATATGGAATATTAGACATGATGTTGCACAACAGACAGTATTTAGAATATGGAATATACGACATGATATATCTGACTTTATTGGAAGAGTATGGAATATTAGACATGATTTGGCTGGTACTATTGGTAGAATATGGAATCTAAGACACGACATTGCTCAGGCAACAGTGTTTAGAATATGGAATCTAAGACATGACATTAATCCAGTGTTCAAGATTACTGGAATAACATATCTAGGTAACGGTGTAGGCACAATTTTGGGAAGTGTTGTTTGTAGACTTCATAAGGATAACCTAAATAACACAAGCACTTTTATAGCAGAAGTGATTAGTAATGCTGTGACAGGCGTATATGTATTCTTAGGACTTGAAGATGATGATGCTCAATACTATGTAACAGGCTGGGATGATGGTGTTGAAAGAACCCAAGATGTTACTGATCATAACTTAAAACCAGAGGATCAATAATGCCTGTAACCGATCTTCACTTAATCAATTTTATTAATAAACTAGATGCAATTAGAGAAAACCTACATCTTAGGACATTAACTGCTAGGGAACTAGAAGAGATATTATTCAATGGGTTTAGTACAACTGATGGTGGTGCAGGGAGTAACTATAACCCTGTATTCAGTGGCTTTAAAGCAAAGAGATTAACTGCACCTTGGAGAAATACTAGAAGGGATAACTATACAAAAAAGAAATTTGAGTTTAATTATGGACACCATTTAATTGTTATATGTGATAAAGAACGTTCCCAAAAGTTCAGATTAAAAATAAACTGTTCCCAAATACCCCTATTTTATAAGGGTATTTTACAAATATGTCAAAATATAGGGGTATCAGGAATTACATCATTAGGTGTAAATAAATCTATTATACCCCGCCAAAAATTGCAAAAACTACACATTTTAACAAATTGCGGGGGGTATAATTCAGATACACTAAACATAAATACTAATTTGTATTCACAAAATTATACCCCAATAAGCGTGAAGCTTTGGATAAAGAGGAATCTACTATCGAAGCTAGGGGTGTTTATTACAGCTAAATGTAAGATTAGAACCAGAGTTTCAGACGGTAGTTATTTATATAACGATGTGGGAAGTATAAGTGAGATAGAAATGCTTGATATAATAAAGGATGTGGAAACGATATATGCAATACGACACTGATCTAATACGAAATATAAGAGATTATATACAGTTAAAACCATTCGTAACTGCTTATGATATTGTAAAATATTTCAGTGCAAAGGGAATACCTGAGGAGACAATATTATTTGTTTTGAGGGAAATATACGGTTAAAATGTCACCAAAACATAATAAGATAACAGATGAACTTATTAAGAAATATGAGAAATTGTTTTTATTGTTAGCAGAGGATGATTAATAATGGGAAATAATGACGGTAGATTTGGTTTCACAGAAGATGGGTTAGATCAAAAAGACCGTATTCAGAAACATGATTTAAAGGAACGAGCTGCCAAAGAAAACGATCAAACTAAGAAACTTCGGGAAAGAGTACAGGCTGATGAACACACTAAGATCAATAATTACAGTGAGGGCTACTGTTATGGTTGCAGTAAGAATGACAAGATACTAAGTACCCTGATATATATGTGCGGGGAGTGTATTGAGAAACGTGGAGCAGAGGGATTAATGTGTCTAGTTGTAAAGAAAACTTCTTGGGAACTGTGTGATAAATGTGAACAATGGAAATTCAACGATATATGGCAGATAAATGCCTCATTTTGTGATACCTGTATGCGTAGGATAAAGAAATTACATACGGCTTATAGAGAAGGTGGTGGAAGAGCAAAACTAGCACCTGATGAAAGAAAGAAAAGAAGTATATTCGGAAAGGATATGAATCAGATATTAGGTCAAGGAATTACTAGAGATCAGACACAAGACCAGCGTTTCGCTGGGCGATAGTAGCTTCTTTCTGTTCAATCTCTATTTCTAACTTGGCTATCTTAGTTAGTTGTTCTGCTTGTGTTGGTACATCTTCTACATCTTCCCAATGAAAGTGTATCTTTTGAGGACTGTAATCTATAATAAAGATCATTGAATCAACACCAAAATTATAATACCACTCACCAACAATGTTCATTTTCTTATGAGGTAACTCGCTTCCATAGTAAATACATTTCTTAGCAAATATAGGTTTTTTAAACCACCCACCGCCAATCTCAATCCTTTTTTCTTTAGGATTATATATCATGTTACTTCTGCTTACATGAAGTGGATCTTTCTTAAATTCCATCTGATTTGTACTACCTATACCCTCATGTATATGCACATATCTTTTTTGTATATTTACATTATTAGTCACTAAATTCATATCAGTGTGAAACCAAAATGAGTGGTTACTCTGTATATCTATTGAATTAACCTTTAATCTACTGGTAGGCACACCGTTAAAAGGCTCACGTTTGTTGTAGGTGTAAACATTGTCATACACGTAGAAGTCCATGAATTAACACCACAATACCTTTATATAAAGGTATATTTTATGATAAGCTATGGCTATCTCAAAAAGAGAAATCGCATTGACCTTAGCTACAGGAGTTATAGCAATCTTCTTGCTAACTATTGTTACAGGTATTGGAACAGGCTTTGTTTATGGCGATATAAAGATGTCACAAGACCAATTTAACCAGATATGGCAATTTGGTACAATCTTTGGTGGAGCTGCATTGTTCTACTTTGGATTTAGAGCTGGTCAAACAAATGGCTCTGCGATAGGACAGTCGTAGACCAACCCTAATTTTTATATAGTATAAGTATATCCCTTTATATATGACTGAATGGGTAAAGTTTGATCGATTCATAACAAAAGGAATAACAGTTGAGAAGGGAGATCGTAGGATATTTAAAGGACATATTACTGCTGAAATAGTAGACAGGCAACAGGAGTTCATCTTTGTTGCAGAAGTAATGAAAATAATGAAGGCATTTATGGAAGTAAACCCAGTCATATCAGATTTTCACTCAAATAGAATGGTAGGAACTGTATTAAAATATGAACAATCTGAATATCAAGGAGTAGCCACAGTATTAATTACTGGTGAAATCTATAAGAAAGATGGAATTACACTATATGACAAGGTTTGGGATAAGGTAGTTAAGGGAATATATGCGGGACTTTCAATGGGTGGAGCTAGTAAACAAAGAGAACCTATAATGAAAGACGGTAGAATGGTATTAGAATTAAAACAATTAGAGTTATATGAGATAGCATTATGTGAGACACCAGCAAATCCATTTGCTATTATATCAGAAGTAAATATATTTGCCAAATCAGTAGGCTTGGATCAGGAAATGATTAAAGAAGAGAACGGTAGGGAGTTTATTCAATGTACAAGTCTAGGCTGTATGTTTGAAAAAGGTACTAACTTAGATGCAGATGTTGATGTTGATAACAAAAAATTAGAACAGTTTGATAAAGAACCTGTAGAGAAATTTATAACAGGTAATTCAATAGAACGTAAAGAACTACAAGAGGAAGAACATAAGAAAGGCGTAGGAGATGCAACCTCACTTGTTGGTAGAAGTGCAGAAACCAGATCAGAAAGTGTCGGGGAAAGTACAGGTAGTCCAAAAGAAGTTAATGATATAATAAATGCTATTAGTTCTGGTACTAAAGGACATAAGAAAGATTCAGAATCATCACACACATTTGCTGACATAACACCAGAAGAACAAAAGAAACAATTAGAGGGAAGAATTAAAGACAATGCAGTAGAAAAAGACTATGCTTCTCAGGACAGTCAGAATAGATTAACACCAGAAGATCAACAGAAAAAAATGGAAGGTAAAATTAAAGAAGGGGTTATTGAAAAAATAGCACCAATTATTGCGGGAGCTATAATATCTGGTATCACTGAAGCTGTTTCAGGTGGGGATGAAGTAGAGAAAGATGATGAAGTTGAAAAACATCATCAATTAGGATTAACAGATGAACAAGAATATGGTGCAAAGGCAAAGAAAGAAGGTGAAAAAGCTGGAAGTAGAACAATATCAGTAGATAAAGAACTACATGATGAATCTAACAATCCAGCAGAACACGCACAGTCAATAGATGATAGGATGCACACTAGGGCTATTCAACCTAATAACTTAAAAAAGATACAAATAGAACAAGGTAAACTTGGAGAAGTGGTAGATAAAGAAGTAGAGAAAGAAGGTGGTGGTGTGGCTGTACCAGAAGATACACCTAAACATTGGAAAGATAAGAATGTAAACGCATATCTCAAACATTTCGGGGTAGATAATGTTAGAAAAGCAATAGAAGATTATGATACATTAGAGTACATAAAAAAATTAGCACGTAAGTATAACTAATATAAATCTTTTTAATTCTGAAAATGATGTTTATATACTATAAATAGTCAATTTTATTAATAACATGACTAACGAAGAAACAAAAACAGAAGAAATTTCTGAAGTAAAAAAGACAGAACAATCTGATCCTTCAGCTCTTTCAATCATAGCTTCACTTGTTAAGAAACAAGACGAACGAATCGACCAGCAAGAGGCAACTTTTACTAAAAGATTCGATGATCTGTTTACCTTGATTAAGGAAAACAACTCTAATCCAGTAGACTCAGGTATAGAGGCTGAAAATAAGCCAAAGACCGAGGATAAGGATGATGTTGGCGACAAAGTTACCATTGGTAACGAAGTAGCTCCAAAACCATCTGATTCCCAAGCTTCAATCATAGCACCAGCTCTTGAATCCAATACAGCAGACGTAGAAGGTCTGAAAATGGAAAACAAAGCAGATGATGATGATAAGAAAGAAGAGAAGAAAGATGAGAAAGAAGAGGTAACAAAAATGGATGAAGAAAAGAAAGACGAAGAGGTTAAGAAAAGTTCTGATAATACATACGAAATTGTCAAAACAGTTAGACCAAAAGTTTATCAAGATGAACCAAGATCCAATATTCCAACAGCATATCAAATGTTGAAGGCAACTATTAATGGATTTGGTGAAACTCAAAGTGCAGAACAAGCATTAATTCTTATGCACCAAAAATACGAAGAAGGTC